GAAGATTATTCCAAACCTTCAAAACTTTACTTTCTCGTGAACGCTGCTGAACCGTTCCTTAGTCACCGCAGATTAAACTAAACTAAGTTATACAGAGGTCTGTATGCAGGTATATTAATCCATACGTTTCAATGAAGAAACAGGTTGATACCGAACATCAACAACACAACTGTTAAAGAAAAAGTGTTATTAAAGAAGACGGACTCGCTAATGATAAACCGCCTACTAGAGAAAAATACTACAAATACACCTTACGCAAACACAAATCTAGTGTTGTAAGTGGACGAGTCTGCTCCCATCTCTCGTCCAACGATTGTGCGACCAAAATCCATTTGCATCGCCACAAAATCGTTTGCTTGGAAACACGTCTCTCCTAAACGTGCCTCCTGATAACGATCTACTTCAAAAATCTCAAATCCCTCATCATAAAGTAAATCGTACTCCCAATAAAACTCTGGCCAATCACATCTTACGCCCTCAGTCTTATTCTCGATCTTCTCATACCAAAAACCTCTCACTCTATGAAAGGTCTTAATCTCATCTTGCAGTACTGGTAACTCACCGCTCAACCTTCGGAATATTAAACTATTTCTCCACGAGTACCCTTCCGATTGATACTCATTATTCTTTCTGTCCATGAACCTACGTGACCTCTTGCATCCACTTAATCTCATCAACTCTAACAGATCAGAACAGTCCTCATGGGCAAACATCCATTCACCTACCTCTGCTTCCTTATATTGCTGAATTAACCACTCCACAAACACACTAGCTGCTAACCTGCACACTGTTCCTTTCTCCATCTGCTCCTCCCAATCTACATCGAAATCAAACGCCTGTCTCTCTTCGCTCTGGGGGTCATCATCTAAATACACACTTAACGTATCTGTCTTCTGATCTGTTACTCCTTCTACCCTTGCTAGCTCTTGCTTATCCCTAATCATTAATTGCCACGTTGGGTAGCAAAACGTGACTTTCACTCCTTGTTCTGCTAACTGCTTAATTAACTCCTGGACTGCGTCGAAACCATGATGCGCCATCATAGTTAGTGCCATATCTACTTTCTGGTTCATGATTGTTACATCTCCGTCATTCACTTTCTTTCCCCACATCAGCTCACGGTGAATGACCTTCTTCGGTAGGGGACAGAACATCATTCCTGCTCTCTCTATGAACTCTGACTTGAGGAATGACAAATCTCTTATGGGCTCACTGGGTATTATGTCTGCTTGTTTGTTTGCTGCTGTCACTTTCATTCCCATTAACGCTGCTGTCTCCTTAACTGTGCACCTATTAAAGAACTCTAATGCCCACGGGGTTACTCCTAAAATTACGTCGTCTCCATATGCTAACATCCTAACACAGTCCTCAAAGTCATCTAAACTAGTCCCTAATCCGTGTGCCTCCTTACTCGCTACGTACGCCACACACATGACGTACAAATTACAGATGGTGTTGATGATTTCTGTTGCTACTATTCCTGAGGGTATTCCCACATCTTTCTCAAATACTACATTTCCTGCTATTACTGTTGATCTAACTACTGCATGCAGCAAGGCTGTCCTTGCTGGACCAAACTCATCTTGGTAAAAGTTATTGACTATCTCTAAAAATGCTTCTACTGCGCTCATTGGTACACTTCCATCGTAATTTGAGAAATCCACATCAAATCCATGTCCTCC